TTTATATCTTGAAAGCATTTCAAAATTTGGATTAAGTATTTCAATTGCTGCAGTTGCATAATTCCTTAAATCTAGTGGTTCATTTCGCACTCCTGATTTTTTTATCCATTCGATTTTTGGTTTGCCTTTATGCATTTTTATCATTCTTTTTTCTGAACACAAACCTTTAAAATAATCTTTATCATAGTTTCGCCATTTTTCATTACTGAAATGACAATAACCTGCACCTTCAGTTGTAATTTTAAGCCTTGAATATAGTTTTTCTTTTCCTGCATCAACTCCCAAAATAAAAAGTGGAGTTTTCTCTCTATTATTTTTAGATGGTTTACCCACATAAGGAATACCCACTCCACCTTTACCTTTAATGGCATAAATTCTTCTATGTTGCTTAGGTTTACAAAATTTATACACTTCCTGAGTAAAATGCCCTCCACTGTCTACACATATGCACATTATTTTTGCTTTTCTTCCATCTGCATAGCTATATGTCTTCATCAAAAATTCATCTAATTGGCTCCAAATTTCTGCTTTGTCCAAATTCCCATAGATTGTAGCATATTGAATTCCATAACTTTCATGATCTATTCCCCATCCAACAACTTCAATTTCAAATCTATCATCTTGAACATCTACTCCTGCAGTTAATATTAATGCTTTGTCTGGCACTTCTGCATCAAAACGCTCTAATCTTTTTAATAATCCTTCTTCATCATTGCTCTCCCCTTGTTCAAGTTCCCATGTTTCACCCAAATATGTGTTAATAAATGTTTGAAGTGTTTCTTTTCCACCTTTTTTGGCCTTTAAAAACTCAGCAATTATCGCTCCCCAATTTTCCCAAGGGGATGCCAATGCATTTAGGTGAAATCCTCTCACCTTTTTTTCTTCTTCATTTTCAGCTATCCATTTTCCTTTTTGAGTTTTCCAATCAAATTCGGAAAAATTTTGTCTACAATATCTACAACTCATCAATTCTGTCTTAAAATCCAACCTTGACCATTCAAGTGGCTGATACTTTCCACACACTGGACATGGCAAACACCATTTTTCTTTTGAGGAATTTTCATACTCTTTTTCAATTCTACTCACATTTTTAACTGTTGGTGTAGAAACAAATATTTTTTTCTTATTCCAAAATGTTTTTGTTCTTTTTTCAGCCAATGCGAGTGGATCACCTTCGATTCCTGCCGAAGCTGGAAATCTATCCACTTCATCTGCAAGCAAAACTCTTATTGGTCTACTAGATAATCCAACTGGAGAATTTGCACCAACAATTGCTATATATCCTCCTGGAAATCCTTTTTCCAAAATAGTGTTATCAGAATCTCTACTCTTTGATTCAGATATTTTGTCACGCAAAACAGGTGTATCTCTAAGCATTGGACTAAACCTTTTTTTTGACCAGGTTTTTGCCAAATCTACTGTTGGCATAACAAGCATCATAGGTGCAGGATCATGTTCAATATAATAACCGATTACATTATTTATTATTTCAGTTTTTCCAACCTGACTAGATGACATAATCACAACTGTTTCAACTTCCGAGTCACCTGCAGCATCCATAATTCCTCTTTGATAAGGTGCTCTATCTGTCACCCATTGTCCTGGCTCTGCTGAACTTTCTTGAGATAATTTTCTATTTTTATCTGCCCATTCTGCCACGCTCATTTGCTCTGGTGGTTTCAAAATTCCTACTACTTTTTTAAATAGCAAAAGTGTTTTTTTATTTATCTTCTTCACTTTCGCCATCCCCTTCAATCATTTCATCATTGTAAAACATCATTGGATTATAATTAGAGAGTTCTTCCAATGCTTCTATCACATTTGCCTTTATAATATCTTGCGTTTCTACTAAACCCTTGCCAACTAACTGAGGTGAAATCTTTGGAGCTAAATTTAACAACTTTCCCCTAAAATTTGAAAGCATATCATTCATAACCTTTTCAACATCTTGTGATAAATGAACTTCATTTCTTTTAAGTTGCAAATCAATCTCTGCCAATTCTCTTTTAGCTTTTTTGTATAATGCATCTTCTCTTTCTATATCTAACTTTGTTTCTGTTTCAACAATTGAACCATCTTTTTCAATCTTCAAAGAATATATATAATTTTGTACACTTTTCATTAAAGCGTATTTACCCTTTTTAATTCTTATAACAATTCCCTCTTCAGTCAATTGTCTGATTCTTCTTTCAGTAACAGAAAATAGATTGGCCAAAACTTTTGATGACACAATCATATTTTCTGCACTATCAACTTTTTTGGATTCAGTCATCAAAACACTCCTTTGCATTTTTTTAGGTATCGGAAATGGTAACTTTTGAAAAATTAAAACTAGGCAATGCCCGGGCTCGTGCTACCCGCTGAGTCCTTGGAAAATTCTAGAAGTACCTTTTCCATTATTTAGGTGAATAAGTTTAACATATCTACTATTGTGTTAAACTCGTTTTTGATTTTTCTTTCTATATATGCACCAATATTTTAATATCGAGTTTAACGTATCTCTTTTATGTTAAACTCATATTATTTAAAAAACTTTTTGCCGATTCTGATACCTTATTCCATGATATTTTTCCCTTATTGAAATGATATATATTCTTAGCGCAAATCTTTAATTCTTCCCTTACTTCATCACCACTTAAAATAATATCTTTGATATCTTTATGAATATACTTTCTATTTCCAACTCTATATCCCATATCATTTACTTCTTTTTCAACTACTCCAGTCCTTTGATGCTTGATATATTTTATTAATATCATTTCATTAACATTCTTTGGTTCTTCTTCACTAAGAATTTTTATCCATTTTCTAATATCTTTTGCTGAATGTTCTATCTGTTTCAATTCCTCAATATTTAAGCTATTAACTCTCATAATTACCCCTCAAATTTTAATTTTTCAATTGCTTTATCCGTTGTGTCTTGAATTATTCCAATGTATCTAAGTGTTGTCATTGGGTCAGAATGTCCTAATAATTGTTGTACCAATGCCACATCTTTAGTCTGTTGATACATAAAATATCCAAAAGTTTTACGCATTGAATGTGTCGCCAAATCATCTATACCAAATGCTTTTCCTGCATCTTTTAAAATGTTATACGCTTGAACTCTTGATATTGGAATATTTGCCCCTTGTCTACTTTGAAATAAATATTCATAGTCGTTCATATTCATTGTGTACAATTCAAGCTCTTTGAATAATATTTCATTTACTCTCACACTATTCACTTTTTTAGTTTTTTTTTCAAAAAACTTAATGTTTCTTTTGCCCCTCACATCTCTTACCTGCAAACTCAATAAGTCAGTTATTCTTCGTCCTGTGTATATCCCACACAAAAAAAGCATGTAATTTCTTTGACTTTGAGCTTTAAGATATTCTTCAATATTTTTTATTACAGCAGGATCCCTAATTGGTTCTACCTTATTCATCAAATCACCTTTGCCTTTTGATACAATCTAAAAAAGGGCAAAAATAATGACCTTCGTGTCTGAAAGTCAGGTAAGGGCATTTTTTACATTCTGATTTTTCAAAATCTTTTCTACTAATTTTAATAATATTCCGTTCGATTGCTTTTCACCTCACAAAAAAAAGACACTCCTTAAGAGCGCCTAACTGATATTTCTACTTGATACCATTTTAACATGGATTTTTATTAAAATTGTACTATCATTGTACTATTTTTTTTCTTTAATTAATTTATTTACGTTTATAGGCGGAATTACAATAGGTTCTACGCCTGGTTGAGTTGATAATAAACTAATCTGACTTCTTCTATATGGAAACATAATAGCAATTGTATTTCTTTCTATTAATATCTCTTCAATTTCTTTGGGTACACTTGAATCTAAAGTGAATTCTCCCACTAAAACTACTTCAACAAATATATCTTTATTGGCCGTTTTAACAGTCAGCTTTACACAATATTTAAAATCATCCATTTTATTGTTTTCAACTTCTATTCCAAGTTTTTCAATTTTATATCCATCATTCCTCTTGGCAACTGTTTTGTCAAAATACAAATTTTCCATTTTTAACACACTCTGAATACTAATATTACCCCACCAAATTTTCTTCTAAACTTAGTTC